ATAATTATGTCTACCTTTTATTTTTGTTTTATAATAGACTGTTGTTAACTGATTTTGATCTATAATTTGTTGACAGCTATTTATTGGATTGATACAAGATAGATGTGAATTATCAGAACCAACCAAAACAAATTTTCCTGAAAATATTCTGCCAACAGGATAGCATGATTCACAATATTTATTTACAATTATTCCGTCTTTTATTTTAATATCATCAAATATGACGTCTTTATTGATAACGTTCTTTGTTATTAATTTATTAATTTTACATACCATAGGATCTATATCATAATAATAACATTTATAACCAAATAATTCAAAATCATCTACTTCTATATGACAAAACCAACTACATAAAAAATGTACAGTTTCTTCATCATAATGTATCATAAGTTCATCAAATACTCTCCATGATATCAGTTGAGCATCCGTATTATTAGAATATTCAATTAAATATTTAAATCTTTGATGCCGCGTTTTTAATAATTTTTCATAAGATGGTATCATAGTTTTCCCATATTTTTTTTGCCCATCCAGTTGCATCATGCAATTCTATATGAGTTTCATGTTCTTTTGCCCATGCCTTATGTGAAGTATTAAATAGACATATTTTATAATACTTTTTATATTCTTTTGGAGTTAGATCATTTGGAAATTTCGCACCTATATTGTAATTATATGCAATGGTTGGCGGCCAGAAATCTATCATATTTTTACGATGACATTGATAAAAAATGTATTTATCAAAAGACGGATACGAAAAGAAAGCCCTTTCTTTTGTTTTTAATAAAGTTTCATACATTTCATGTCCAGCATCGTTTTCCCAAGCAACAAATGAGGAATTTATGGGAGTTGTTAAATATCCATAATTTAACTTTGAGGCTAGGGGATTTCTCCAATAATTCCAAATAAATTTTGGTTTTGGATGATTTTTATGTATGTATTTTGTTATGTTATTTTGAATCAATATATCTAAATCAAACCATGCCTTTTTACCTGACATGTTAGCATAATCTCCAAAATAACACATTTTTTCTGAAGTGAATATTTGTGTTCTTGGAAATTCATCGAATGTTGTAGGAATTGGTTTTATTTCAATATCTTTATTTAATCCTTTAGAATTTTCTGTTAAACAATGAAAATTAAAAGAATTATTATAGTGTATTTTTAAAGAATTGAATAATCGATTCACATATTTTGGAGGATATTTATTTCCCCACTTCAAACAAAAAAAATTAGTCATATTTTAGTAGCATAAATAAAAGTATATGATTATTAATATTTAGTGAGACAATTATGGACTATCCTTCCCCCACTTTTTGCGCATTGCCGTGGATACATTTATCAACAAGACCCAACGGACATATGAGAGTATGTTGTACTGCGAATGCGTCTGCTGTTCAAGATCCAAATTCTTCCATAAGAACAAAAGCAAATATAAGAAATGAAGATGGCCAATGTGCTAATTTAAATACCACTCGATTATTAGATGCGTGGAATAATGATTATATGAGGCGTACTAGATTGATGATGATGAAAGGTGAACGCCCCCCTCAATGTGAAAAATGTTTTAAAGAAGAAGATGCGGGCCATATTCCTAAAAGAGTTTGGGAAACTAATAAATGGGGAGAAATTTATGATTTAAATGAATTAGTAAAAAACACAAATGAAGATGGAACAGTTGCCCCCAAACTTAGATATATTGACTTACGAATGGGAAGTAAATGTCAATTGGCTTGTGTGATGTGTTCTCCAAATGATTCTTCTGGATGGAATAAAGAGTGGTTAGATTTTTATCCTAAAATAAAAAATGAAAGATTGAAAGATACTAGTCAATGGAAAAAAAATGAAGACGGCGGAACGTATAATTGGCATAAAATGAGTCCTCATTTTTGGGAAGATTTATATGAACAAATACCAAACATTTATCAATTATATTTTGCAGGAGGTGAATCAACTATTATTGATGAGCATTATACCTTACTTGAAAAGGTTATATCTGATGGGCACGCTAAACAAATAGAATTAAGATATAATTCAAATGGTATTGAATTACCAGATAAGTTATTTAAGTTGTGGAGTGAATTTAAACATGTAATATTTCATTTTTCAATAGATAGTTGGGGAAAGTATAATGATTATATTCGTTATCCTAGTAGATGGAAAATTATTGAAAAGAATTTAAAATTAATGGATCAGACGGATGATAATATTACAGTAACAACCGCAACAACTATTATGGCATTGAGTATTAATTATCTTCCAGAATTTATATCTTGGAAAGTTCAGCAAGGATATAAGAAAATAAATAAATGGCCTGGGGGAGCAGGAATGATCAATTGTCATTTGGCATATTGGCCACCACAATTAAATGTTAAAATAATACCAAAAGAATTAAAATATAAAATTAGAGAGAAATATGAAGAAGAGTTTTTCCCTTGGATGGAAGATAATTGGAAATTATGTACTGGTGTAGAAAATATAGAATTTGATGATTGGGCAAATTCATCTTATGGAATTAAAAGATATGAAGGACTATTAAATTTCATGGATGATGAAGATTGGTCTGAAAGACTTCCCGAATTTCAAGAATATATTTCACATTTAAATAGATTAAGACCACATAAACAATTTAAAGATGTTTTTCCAGAATTATGTACAGATATGATGAAATGAAAAAAATATTAATATTGGGTTGTAGTTTTACATTAGGTTCTTACAAATCTGTAGGATACAATAACAGTCGGCAGGCCAAGGCAACTGGAACCAATGAAAGACTAAAAAATTATAAAGGTTGGTGGTATTTTGTAGATTACTTTAAAGATAATGATATTACCATTTTTACATGTTCTGGCCAAGGATATTGTACCTATTATCAAATATTATTATTTTTAATAGAAGAAAATAAATTAAATTATGATGAAATTTGGATACAGGAAACATTCGAACCTCGAGTAACTATTTGTGATAAAAAATTTTTAGATAAAAAACTTTTAGATATAGATAAGATATTGACAAGAACTTCAAAATTTGAATTTATTCATGACGTAAATTTGACAGAATTCCGTTTACACGATTTCAATCTGCATGAGCATTTAGTTTTAAATCCGTCGACAGCCAAAAAAGAAAATAGACCTTATACTCTATGGTGGACAGATGGGTTTAGCGAGCCGGGGTTTTTTAATGATATCTCAGAAATGTGTTCAGTAAAAATTGATAATCTATGTAAAGAAAAAAACATAAAAGGCATAGTATGGTCTATACACGAACCATTCATGAAGTGCAATCATTTTACTAGATTACCAGTAACACTTATAAAACAAAAATTACAAGAAAAGACAATAGCCCCGCCAAGCGCGAATTTATGGACTTCTAATGCAGATGCTAGTCATCAAACAGAAGAAGGAAACAAATATATAGCAAAATTAATAAACGAAGCATGTATAGATATGATGAAATGAAAAAAATATTAATATTAGGTTGTAGTTTTTCTTTAGGGGCTTATGAATTAGGAGCTCCTAGACATGATGGTGTTCGATTCGTGCCTGATCATCCAATTCACGGAAGTAAAGGATGGTATCATTATGTAGATTATTTTAAAAATGCGAAGGTTACGGTTATTGATTTTCCAGGGCAAGGATATTGGAGTTGGTATTCATTACTTTTAATGCTTGAAGGTACAAATCGATTAAATTATGATGAAATGTGGTTACAAGAAACAGATAGTCCACGAGCAAAATTAGTAGATTTACAAAAAATAGAATTAGATTGGGACCGTGGGAGAAGTGAGATAGATAATATTACAAGATTTACAGTAAATAATGCAAACACACACGAAATGCATTTAAATCCTTATGATTTTTATGAAACATTGGAAAAAAATATCGCACAGAATATTCAAGAACTATGTATTAAAAAAGGTATGTCTGGTTATGTTTGGACAATGTATCAACCTATAATGAAATGTAAAGAATTTACAAGACTACCCTTAGTAAATATTCACAATGAGTTAAGGAAAGAAGAGTTGCTTGTTTATGATGCTAATGATAGTCATCAAACGGAAGAAGGAAACAAATATATAGGAAAATTAATTAATGAAGCATTATGTATAGATATGATGAAATAAAAAGTGTTCATATTGAACCTACTCAGGGATGTAATGCCGCTTGCCCCCAATGTGACCGTAATATAAATGGTGGTAAAGATAATCCCTATCTCACAAATGCAATGTTAAGTTCTATGGATTATTATGAAATGTTTCCTTGGCATTTTGTAGAACAGTTGGACTCCATGTATATGTGTGGTAATTTAGGTGATCCATGCATAAGCAATTATGCAATCGAGGGATTTAGATCTTTTAGAAATGCTAATCCCAATATGTGGTTAGGTATGAATACCAATGGAGGCGCTAAACCAGAATATTTTTGGGAAGATTTAGCAGATATAGATGTAGTTGTAACATTTAGTATAGATGGTTTAGAGGATACTAATCATTTATATAGGCAAAAAGTTAAATGGGAAAGAGTAATGGAGAATGCCAAAGCGTTTATTGATCGAGGTGGTCATGCTAAATGGGATTTTATAGTGTTTAAACATAATGAACATCAGGTAGATGAGGCAAGACAATTGGCGATGGATATGGGCTTTGAAAAATTTCAAGTTAAAAAAACAGGACGTTTCTTTTCGACTGTTCAACATAAAGGTAAAGACGCCCATCAAGCAACAAATCGAAAAGGCGAAAATACTCAGAAGTTAGAAAAACCTAGTTTAGAGTTTGTTAATGTTGCATTAAAAAAAGAAAAAGATTTAGTTGCTAAACATGGTAGCATGGATGCATATTATGATACAACACCTATTAATTGTAAAGCAATAAATAAGAAGGAAATATTTGTTACAGCAGAGGGGCATGTGTTTCCTTGTTGTTGGACAGCGGGACAACAATATAAATGGTATTGGAAACCCCGCGAAGCACCTATTTGGAAATTAATAGGAGATTATGAAAATATCAGTCTCAGAAAACATACTATAAAAGAAATAGTTAACGGCCCGTTTTTCAAAGCCATAGAAGACTCTTGGTCATGTTCCAGTGTTAAAGATGGAAAACTTAAAGTTTGCGCCAACAAATGTGG